TGGGGGTAGCCCAGGTTCTCGCGGCAATGCACGGCAGCGCGGCGGGCTTTGCCGCATGCCGCATCGACCTGGGCAAGCGTCGGCTGCGCGGCCCCGGTAGCCGCCGCCTCTGCCTGCCAGTGGCCGAGCCCGCCGTTGTAGGCGCGCAGCGCGACGTGCATGCGCTCGCGTGATGTGTAGCGCGCCGGGGCGCGGTCGTAGAGCCAGCGGTCGTAGGTGACCAGGGCGCGCAGTGCCCAGGCCACGTTGAACGGTTGCTGCGCCGCCAGGTCTGGGTTCAGGCTGCCGATCCAGCGCGTGGTGGTGGGCATGAATTGGGCCAGGCCCTGCGCACCGACGTGCGAGACGGCATCGGTGCGCCAGGCGCTCTCCTGATGCACCTGGGCCGCGAACACGGCCACGGGCGCATCCAGGCCCCAGGCAGCGTGCGCAGTGCGCACCAGCAGCGCGCGGTGCTGCTGGGCCGCCTGCGGTACCTGGGCACTTGCAGGCAGGGCGAAGGCCAGCAGAGCGCAGGCCGCCACCAGCAGGACAGCCCGCGCCAGGTCTTTGCGCGCCAGCATCACAGGCCCGCCGCAACGCCCAGCACCACGGCGCCGACGACCAGGGCGCGGCGGATCATGGCGGCGGTAAAGACGCGGATGTAGCCCTGGACGACGGGATAGTCCACGTCGCCCACGGGCTCGTCGGTGCCGTGGCGCCAGTCGCGCACCAGGTAGCCGTCAGGCCGGGCGTAGGGGAACAGGGCGCGGTCCAGCCAGTAGCCGACGACGGCGGCCAGCGCGATCAGCGTGAGCTTGTACAGCGCCACGGGCAACTGCACGGGGGATACCACGGCCAGGGCGGCCAGCAGCACCACGGACAGCAGCAGGAACAGACTGCTGCGCGGGGCGCGCAGCCACAGGGGGATGAAGTCTTTCACGGGCACTCCTAGCGGGATGACTACGACTGTTGAAAGCCGTCAGTCTTCCCGCGCAGGCGTGCCGCGTCTTGGGAACTAGGACACTATTTGACTACCACGCAAAGCCCATGAAAAAAGAGTCCTGGTTCTCAATATCGGTAGGGCAATGCGGCAGACACTGCGTGCCGTCCAAAGGAGATGGTCAATGGCTAACGTGAAAGATCAACCCGAAATGGAAGCGCCAAATGCCCCAAAACGCATTGTCTGGTCACAGTGCCCGGCTTGGGTGCTGGCTACGCATCAGCCTTTCAATGTCGTCGCAGCGACGATTCCGGCAGAGCACCTGCGGGCAGGTCAAAACCTGATCGGTCGGCTGCTGGCATCGGGAGCTTCATTCCATGAAGCACGTCCGCAATTGCAACAGTGGATTGATGGGCTACCGTCAGCTCCGCAGGGACCCGCGTCATCGGCTGACCCGAGCGCTCCAGCATGAGAGCCACCGTCAGCAATTGCTGCTGACGCTCCAGAAGCACGCGCCAAGCGCGTGGCGAGATGGATGCCCAGTCATCACCTCGCAGCACCAGCGCCTCTACGGCTAGGTCGGCCTCGGGCTCGAACATGCGGTCGTAGGTGATGGTACGAATCTGCTGCAGGTTTGCGCGAAAGCGTTCGTTGAGCGGCCACAGCGCCTCGACGACCTGCCAGCCTGAAAACGGCGCAGGCCGGAAAGAATCCAGCGGTTTTCCGGTGGTTTGCTGCACATACGCGCGAATCAGTTCAAGCCGGTTCATCTGCCCTCCAATCGTTTTCATTCGCCGCCGGGGACTGCCTGCGGTTGCGACAAGCCACCCTGTCGCTCGATCTCGGACATCAAAGTGGCGTACCTTGTTGAGTTTTCCCAGGATGCGAGCTTTTTTCGGAACTGGTCTCGCTTGTGGGCGGCCCAACATGCACTGTCGCCGGAGTACTGCCCCTTGGGCAGACGACCGGCAATCTTGGCCTCCAGCAGCTCAGCGACGCGGCACAGCAGCCGTGCAGCTTCTGAGTAGTCTTTGTGCTTGAGCAGCAGCTTGACCCATTCATCAACCCGGCCCGAATGCACCAAAGAGTCAATCGAATTGGCGAAATAGTCCAACTCCTGGGCTGGCGCACTCACGTCCCCGTTGGCAACCCGTAGCCCATAGAGCTTTTCAGCGTAACGGACTTCGCCGGGCTCACCCGTTAGCGCCAGTTGAAAGAGTTCAATGGCTGCGCCAGCCTCTCCGCGCTCTTGTGCCAGGGCCCCAAGGCAAAAATCACGGTAGTGCTGAGGATGCGAAACGAAGTCATCGAATGGCACTCCAGCGCGCACATAGTCAAGCATTGGCAGGACGCTAGTGACATACCGCTTCCCCGAGGTGATGGCCTCTTGCTTTTTTTCATCGAGCGTCCAAAGCCTATGAAACCGGTACATGGCGAGTCCAGTGCGCTGTGATACGCCGCCATGCTTGCTGCGACCGATCTTGAACCCAGCGTTCACCCACTCTTCAAACGTGCGAATCCGCCCGTAGTGCGCCAGGAATGGGGCGTGCTTCGCCCCATTCAAAGGGTGCACAAACCCCTCTGGGCAAAGCTCCACGTACTCTGGCTGGCTCATTCATCGTACCTTTCATCATTCGCCGCCACGCGCGATTTGTTTACGGCCTGTGGCCGCTGATTTCGCTTCGAGATCGGCTGCGCGCTCTATATGGCGCCTGCCTTCCTCGTCCGTGGCTTCGTAATTTCTCACCAGAGCCCGTACACGCGGTGACAGATCTGCCATTGGAGGAGTCGGACGACTGCGCTGGCCGGTCAGGATGTAGACAACATCTGCGCCTTGCCTGACGAACGCTGCCAGCACCTCGCCTCCCGGCACCGCCTGTCCCCGCTCGCACCTACCCCAGTGCTCCCTGGTGACACCAACCAAATGCGCTACTTGGTCTTGCTTCAACCCTAGAGCTTTTCGCTCTTCGCGCAAGCGAGCGCCAAAAAGAGATTGAAAAGTCTCATTCATCACTTGAAAAAGAGATGTTTTAATCTCATAATTCATCCCAACACGTTTCAACAACCCATCACCAGCGCCAACTGGTGACAACAAAACAGGACGCACCGCCATGCCCCTAAAAACCCGCCAGCAGGTCCGCGACGAGTTCGCCAGCCGTGGCTGGTCGTACTCTGACTGGGCTCGCCAGCGCGGCTATTCGGCCGCGCTGGTTTGCATGATCGTCAACGACGACGACCGCACTCCGCAGCGCAAATGCCTGCGCGGCGAGAGCCACAACATCGCCGTAGAACTGGGCCTGAAATCTGGCATGGTTTCCCGCGCCTCGGCCCCTCGCATGCAGTTGGCGGCGGCATGAGCGGTATGTCCAGCGTGCATCTTACTGGCCCCCAGCTTGCGGCGCGCGCACTGCGCAGCAGCCCCTTTACCGGCTCTCTGAGCCTGGCACCCCTGGGCGATACAGCTCCTGCACAGCGCGCAGCTCATTCCAGCCCGGCAGTGCAGCGTCAATCGACCTTGCAATCTGGCGCAGGCCTTGCGAACTCAGCGGCCGATCAGGTTCTTCCTGCTCCATCTTGCCCGCCAGCAGGCGCATCTCAGAAGTCAGCTCGGAGGCCTCAATGACCCGGGCACGGTGCAACTGCGCGACCAGGACGCCGAAGGCCCGGTACAGGGCGTCGTCGCTGTCGCTGAGTCGGATGAAGTCTTCGTTGTCCATGAGTGGCCTCCCGGTGTGTGGTGTCTTGGCCGCACTGTACGGCCCGCAAATCCTTGCGGCGCAGGCCAACCCGGCTATTTGTTTGGACAGCGTCCTGGCGGGGTGGCTCCAATGACGCGCCGCAATTGGAAGACCCTGCAGCCCACCAGCCTGCGCCATGCCTTCGAGCTGTGCAAAGACCACGCCCGCGACCGCCTGAACAAGGGCGTGGAGCGCATTGCCGACGACATGGGCCTGGCTGACCACTGGGTGCTCTACAAGTACCTGCAGAAGGGCAGCATGCCCGCGAACCTGATTCGCCCCTACGAGTTGGCGTGCGGCATCGACTACGTGACCCGCTGGCTCGCGGGCAGTGGCGGGCGGCTGCTGGTGGACATCGCCACGGGCCGCAAGCTGAGTCACGCCGACATCGTGGAGCTGCACAAGCACTTCGCTACCGCACTGGAACTGCTGACCCAGTTCTACGCCAAGCCCACCGACCCCTCGGCCACCCTGGCCGCCCTGACCACCCACATGGAACACGTGGCCTGGCACCGCCAGAACGTGGCCCAGCACATCAACCCCCAACTGGATTTGCAGCCATGACACCAGCCCTGCATGCCCTGCGCCGCCGCTTGAATGCGAAGGCCTATGACCTGGTCAACGAAGAACTGGCGCGCGTGGATGCCGAGAACGAGGCCCTGCGCGCCGAGAACGAGCTGCTGCGCACCCGCTTGTCCTGGGCCGAGGACTGCGCCGAGAGCTGGCGCGAGGATGCCATCACGGCGCTGAATGATGCAGCCGCCAAGGTAGGCGGCGTGCCCGGCCTGACCATGGACGGCAGGTTGGTGGTGTGCCCGCCGCAAGGGATGCACGCATGAGCAACCCCCAACACCACCAGCCCGCCCGCCGCGCCCTGCGCCTGCTGTGGGTGCTGCAAGGCCATGCGTTCGACGGCTTGCGCCTCAAGCAGGTTGCCGAGGCCCTGCAGATTTCCCCGCCCATGGCTTTCCGCGATCTGGAGCTGCTGGCCGCCGAGGGTGTGGCCGAACGCATCCCCGGCAACGAGGAGTGCTGGCGCCTGACCCCGAAGCTGATTCAGCTTGCACGTGCCCATGACGACGAGCTGCGCCGCGTGCGCCAGCGCGTTGACGACATCGACCAGCGCTACACGCGCGCCATCTGACCACAACTCAAGGAGGAGCCTCTACATGGCACGACCACAACTTTCCGACGCGCAGCTCGAGGAGCGCTTTTTCAAGAAGGGCCGCAAGGCCCTGCCACCCGCCGAACAGGTAGGCCCGGACTTCGTGGGCGCCACCCCCGCTGACATGGCAGCACAGGAAGCCAGCGCGCGCAATGCCCTGGCCGTGGTCGAGGCCAACGCTGCTGCCTTGGCGCAGCAGCTCGGCTACGAGGGGGCGCTGACCGTGGGCACGTTGGAAGACGAAATCCGGTTCTACCAGCGCCGCACGGTGGAGGCCATCTTGGAGACAGGCAAACGCCTGCTGCTGCTCAAAGAGGTCACGCCACACGGCGAGTTCCAGCAGCGCGTGGAACTGCTGGGTTTTAGCGGCCCGACCGCAAGGCGCTTTATGCAAGCGGCCGCCAAGACTTCCAAATCGCTCAAATTGAGCGATTTGAGCACCCAGGTCAAGAACGCCAGCGCCTTCCTGGAACTCGTCACCCACGATGACGATGTGCTGGAAAACCTCCAGGAAATGGACGACATCGACCGTCTGAGCGCCAGCCAGTTGCGTGAGCGGCTGCGCCAGTCCGAGCAGGACGTGAAGTTCGCCCAGGAGAAGCGCCAGAAGGCCGAGGAACGCGCCGACAAGGCCGAAAAGAAGCTGGCGGGCAAGCGCCCAGTGGTGGTGCCGCTTGACGAGCGCATCACTCCATTCCAACTGGAGATCGCGGAGCGCCAGTCGCTCATCGAGAAGGGCATCACAGCGCATCGCGAAGCGACGGTAGCTCTGGAGCAGTGGTGGACGGAGGAGGTGACCCAAGCCCCGGACTATGACCCCGAGGCCGCCGCGCCGCTGCCCCGCAGCGTGGCCCTGGTTGCCCTGAGTCTGCAAGACAGTCTGAACCGCCTCGCGGAAATGGTAGGCAGTGCCCAGCACGTTTTCGCGGAACTGTTCGGCGACGAGCTGGCCGACGCCCGCCAGTACCTCATGCAGACCCCCGGGGCCGCTGATGCAGCCGCATGAGGTGAGCGACGACATGGCCGCACTCTCCCCCGAAGCCTGCGACTACGTGCGCCAGCTCGCCCGGCGCCTGGACGATGCCCAGCACGGCACGGGCACGGACTTGGTGCGCGAGGCGGGCCAGTTCCTGGGCTTGTCGATGGCGACGGTGTACCGGCATCTGAAGGCGGTCGCGGGCTGGTCTTCGGGCCGCAAGGCTCGTAGCGACAAGGGCACCACCTGCGTGTCGGCCGAAGCCCTGGTGACCCTGGGCGCGGCGCAGCGCGAAGCTATCCGCGCCAACGGCAAGCAGACTTTGTTCACCACCACCGCGCGGGGCATCCTGGAGCAAAACGGGCACAGCTTTGGCGTCAGCAACGGCCAACTGAACAAGCTGCTGCGCGACCGCAAGCTCAACGTCGCGGCGCAGCTCATGGCTGACCCGGTGCAGGCCCTGCGCGCACCGCACCCCAATCACACGCACGAAATCGACCCGTCTCTGTGCCTTGTGTACTACCTCAAGGGGCGCCAGTACATCATCCGCGACGACGAGTTCTACAAGAACAAGCTGGACAGGCTGGCAAAGGTCAAGTTCAAGTGCTACCGCTATGTGGCCTACGACCGGGCCAGCGCCACCGTGGTGCCCTGGTATACCGAGGCGGCAGGCGAGGATCAATACAACCTGTTCAAGTTTTTGATGTTCGCCTGGGGCCTGCAGTCTGGCCGCCCCGTGCATGGCGTGCCGCTGCATCTGCTGTGGGACAAGGGCAGCGCCAACACTTCGGCGGCTGTACGTTCGCTGTTGGATGCGCTGGGTGTGAATCACATCACCCACGAAGCGGGCAACGCCCGCGCGAAGGGTGGCGGGGAGAACGGCAACAACCTGGTGGAGACGCAGTTTGAAAGCCGCCTGCGTTTCCAGCCTGTAGAGGACGTTGAGCAGCTCAACGCCGCCGCATTCGCCTGGGCCAATGCCTACAACGCCAATCTGATCCCGGGCCAGGACACGCGCCTGCGCCGGCCCGGGCTCGCCGCGCCTGTGGCGCGCTACGACCTGTGGCAGCTCATCACGGCCGAGCAATTGCGCGTGCTGCCGCCCGTGGAGGTGTGCCAGGCGTTCATGCGCAGCAAGGAGGAGGAGCGCCAGGTCAAACCCGATCTGTCCATCACATTCCGCCATCCTGCGGCTGAGCGCACGCTGCCCTACAGCCTGCGGGGCTTCGACGGGGTCAACGTGGGCGACACGGTGCTGGTGCGCGGCCTGATCTACGGTGATTGCGCCATCCAGGTACAGGTGGACCGCTACGACGGCGAGCCGCTGCTGTACCGGGTCGAACCCAATATCGAGTTCGATACCTTCGGCCAGCGCGTTGACGCTGCGGAGATCGGCGCGGAGTACAAGCGCACCGCCAAGACGCAGGCGGAACACGCCGCGACGGCCATGGATGAAGCGGCCTATCCCGGCCTGTCGGTGGACGAGGTGAAGGCCGCCCGCTCTAAGCGCGCCACGCCCTTCGAGGGCAAGCTCAACGCTCACAGCTATCTGCAAGACGTCGAGCTGCCTGCGTACCTGCCGCGCCAGGGCCAAGCGATCGACACACCCGCGCATGCCGCCCCCGCTGGCCCCGAGATGCTGGCGCCCGAGATGGCGATGCTTCGGATCGCACCGGCCATCGGCCGCAACCTGACGCCGGAGGAGTACGCCTTCTTCATGCGGCGCTATGCAGACGGCGTGCCCGAAGACCAGGTCGCGGCGCTGATCGCGCAGTACCAGGCCCCGGCCGAGGTGGATCAACCCATGCGGGCCGCTGGCGGCCTGCGCGCGGTGTGAGGTGCACATGCTGAACCTGCGCGCTGATCTTGCATCCGTGGGCCGCTCTGCAGCCGACTGCGCACGCCACACGGGCGTGAGCACCGCCACGATTTCCCTGGCGATCAACTTCAACCGCTGGCCCAAGGCCCGCGTCAGTGGCGATGAGCTCCGGGAGCGCATTCGCCAGTACCTCACGGCGTGCGGCGCCGCACCGGAAACGGTGGCGGCGACGTTCGACGAAGCACCCGCAGGACCGCGCGCCAACGCGGTCCTGCGGGAGATGGCACAAGCCACGACCTCCGGCCCCCAGCCCGGTTCCACCCAAGGAGAGGACCCCTTCATGCTACTACGGCACCATTCCCTATCATCCGCCGCACGGCAGCACTTCCGCGTGCCGCGCGACCCGTTCATCAACGAGCTGAACGAAGACGCGGACGTGTTCATCACGGACGACATTCGCTATGTCCGCTCGGCCATGCGGCAGACGGCCAAGCACGGCGGCATGCTGGCGGTGGTGGCCGAGTCGGGCGGCGGCAAGTCCACGCTGCGCCAAGACCTCATCGACTGGATCAACCAGGGCGAGCCCATCACGGTGGTCGAGCCCTACGTGATCGGCATGGAGGACAGCGAGCGCAAGGGCAAGGCTCTCAAGGCGGCCGACATCACGGGCGCGGTGATTCGCACCGTGTCGCCCGGTACAACACTGCGCCAGGTGCTGCAGGACCGCGCCGCGCAGATGCACTCCATCCTGCGGGCCAGCGCCCAGGTGGGCCGCCGCCACGTGCTGATCATCGAAGAGGCCCATGCCCTGGCGGTGCCCACCCTCAAGCACCTCAAGCGGTTCTACGAGCTGCAGGATGGCTTCAAGAAGCTGCTGTCCATCATCCTGATCGGACAGACCGAGCTGGAGCACAAACTCAGCGAGCACAACCCCGAGGTGCGCGAAGTGGTGCAGCGCTGCGAGATGGTGAAGCTGCCTCCGCTGGACAACCACGTGGAAGGCTATCTGCGCCACAAGCTCGGCCGGGCGGGCCTAGAGTTCGACGCCGTGTTCGCCCCTGATGCTGCAGAGGCCATCCGCGCCACGCTGCGCCAGTCGATCACCGAGACGGTGCGAGGGCAGCGGCAAGCCCGCGAGCAGTCGCTGTGCTACCCGCTGGCCATCAACAACCTGGTCACGCGGGCCATGAACGAGGCCGTCAAGATTGGCGCGCCCAAGGTGAATGCGGCTCTCATCCAGGCCGCACTGCGGGGAGCTTGACCATGCGCCGCTACCTCGTAGAAGTCCGCTTCTCGGACGGCACGGTGCGAGAACTCCACGGCATCTTCCCCTCGGACGGCGCCGCCATCCTCGCTGGGCTGGACCTGCCCGGCGACGTGTGCCGCGCGGTGGTGCCGCATCGGGAGGCCGCATGAGCCGCCGCCGCTTTCACCCCCTGGCCGCGCTGGTGTGCTGGATGGCCGTTGGCATCCTGGTCTTGCTGTTCGCCCTGGTATGGGTGGTCTCGCAGCGCGACGTGGCCGAGGTGCAACTCGACCGCGCACATTGGGCTGGCATGGAGCTGGGGCAGACGATGTGCCTGGGCTTTCGCAGCGAGATGGAGCGCGGCCAGGCCGTTCAACCTGCGGCTGTGCCCCAGCCCCGCCGTGGTGGAGGGCTGCTCTGATGCGGGTGCGTTGCCGCGCATGCGGGGCCGTGGCCAGCCTGGATACGCTGGTGGACGACGAGGCCGCCGCCGAGGCCCTGAAGATGGCGTTCGGCCTCTCACCCATCGGCCCGCTGCTCACGCGCTACCTGGGCCTGTTCCGCCCTGGCAAGAGCGTGCTGACCTGGCCGCGCGTGGCCTCGCTGCTGGGCGAGCTGCTGCCCGCCATCCAGTCGGGCCGTGTGGAGCGCGACGGCAAGGTGATCGACGCCCCGCAAGAGGCGTGGGCCACGGCGCTGGAGAAGGTGCTGGCGGCGCGCGATGCCGGGGCGCTCAAGGTGCCGCTGCGCTCGCACGGCTACCTTCTGGAGGTGGTTATCACCGAAGCGGCCCGCCACCAGGTGCGCGGCGCCGTGGTGGTGGCCGATGGCGACACGCGCCGCCCCGCCTCGCCCATGTCGCTGTCCGCTCAAGGGATGGCAGCGCTGGCCGCACGCCGGAGCACGGCCCATGCAGGGGAGTGACGAATGGCTCCAAGACGTTCTGATCGACGGCCTGCAGATGCTGCTGGCCTTGCGCCTGCGCGATGCGCCGCCCGCCGACACCATCACCGTGACGCTGGACGCCTGGCTGCTGGTGTTCCGCTCTCGGCCCATGCG